TTCTTCTTCATATGCACTATTGTATGCGGAACCATATATACTATATAACTCACTTTTTAATTCATCAAGTTCATTATCCATTAGTTCATTCATGGTCTCTGAATTATCAACCACTTGGTCTATATTTGATTGGTCAATAATAACATATTCAGGATGACCCTGTTGTTGTGCGTAATCTTCAAGTAATTCAGTATAAGGTTCAATTTTTTGACCTTCTAACGATTTAATAATATATTCTTTTAGGTGTAATAAGTTTTCTTTGGTTAGTTCTTCAATTACATCACGATAAACATCGTCGGTTAGGTCATGAGAACTCCAACCATAGGAATGACTATCATATTCACCATTTAAAAGTGCTCCAATTGTATCGGTACTAATATCTCTACTATTACAAAACAGACTGGCAAATTCTCCAGGTTCATTAACAACTATGGTTGGAACACCACTCTCAATTTTTAAATCGGAAAGATAGTTACTTACGATATTCCAAAACTCATCATTGTTATGGTTATATAAAACTATCAGATATTCGTTTTCATATTCAGTGTCATAAATTTGATTAAAATCTAACTCATTAATTAAATCCTGTCTCTCAACCATTTTCAAAAAAGTCTCAAAACCATTCATATGTTCGATGAAGTCAGTCTCACCTTCATTAAACCTATCAATCAATACTTTAATTCTACTCATAATTTATAAATATAAAAAAAAGGGATAAATGTTATCCCTTTCTAAATTTTTACAACACAAATTACTTTGTTGTTTTATTTACATTGTAATATTTCTCAACGGTTTTTTTAATCGCACTCTTAACACTTTCAGTTGTTTGTTGTTTTTGAATTTGTGATTGTTGAGTTTGTTGTGTTGTTGGCTGAACATTTGAGCCACCTTTGCATCCACACGCCATAGTAATTAATTTAGTTTAGTTTAGTTTATGATTTTAAAATTATGTTTATAACAAGTTTTTCTTATAGTTCCTTTAAATCCGTTATTTACTTTTTTACCTCTTAATGATGAAGATAGTTTTAATCTGACATTTCTTGGAGAACCTTTAGCGAATCCGTTATCTATTAAATATTTGGCACCATCAACTAAAGTGTCAAAAACGAACTCCTCATTCGTAATAATATTAATCAATGAATAAGTGTTGAAATTACCATTTTTTTCTTGATTAAATTTTGATAGTTTTACTTTAACTTCTTGATTAAAAGTATTTCTTCTAAATTCGTTAACTGTTGCTAGGTTATATCCGTAGTTACCTTCATTTGATTTATATGTGAAAATGTGGTAATTCTCCCTATCGATTAAATTCTCAACGACGCAATATTCTAATATTGTGAAAACAAAAGAATTTTCTCCAAATTTATTGTAAGCATTTTGAAGATGGATGTTGTCATGAATTCCTTTCCTTAATAGATAGAAATGTTTGGACTTTCTTTTGATTAGTTCAATAGAGCTCCCAACATATATTTTACCATCAACTAAGTTTTCAATTTTGTAAATCCCACATCCCATAGTAATTGATTTAAATAGTTTATTTGCTTAACTAATAATAAATATTATCTTTGTGGAAATATACAGATAAATGAATATTTATTAAATAAAATATAATGGATTTTATAAAGTTAATACAGGAAGGTAGAGTTGATGATTTCAAATCAAAGTATTCTCAAAAATTTGGGAATAATGTAAATGACATAGTTTCGAAAGTTCCTCATAAATTTTTAGACTGGGTTGGAAAAAATTTGGATGCTATAAATTTTGAAGAAAATTTAGAGAAATTATCCCAAGCGTTGAATAAATTTGAGAAAATTTCCAGTAACTTACCAATAACAGATTTATATCAATATAAAAGTGCTGGGCAATTATTGTCGGCCTTAAGTGAATATGAACAAAGATTGAGACGTAAGGTAAAACCTGTTAATGGTGGTAATGTAGTTTATGATGATGGTAGATATTTTATAGTTAATCCATTGACATTGGATTCTTCTTGTTATTATGGTAAGGGAACCAAGTGGTGTACGACAGCGACCAATAATCAACAATTTGCTCGATATAACGAAGATGGAAAATTGTTTTACATTATAGATAAAACTCTTCCAAGTAGCGACCCTAATTATAAAGTTGCTTTATTAAAAAAGTTTGATGGTGATAAAACATTTTATAATGCTAAAAATGAAGTTATAAGAAGCGGTTGGTTATGGAATACAAATAAATTGAAAGAGATTTTAGATGTGGTTGATGATTATATAAATAAAGAATACCCTGAACAGATTAAGATATACACAGACAAAGAAGCTGCTAAAAAAGAAAAAGAAAGACTTGAAAGGGTAAGAATTCAAAGAATTTTACAAGGACAAAGAAATGAGGCTGAAGAAAGAAGACTTGATGGTGAATGGGAACTAGGTCCGGATTGTCCTGAAGAAGGATTGAAGGCACATGCTCTACTTGATTGGTTAGTAGATACCAGTGATGTTGAGGTTATAACAGATGAAGACCGAGTAGAGATTGAAAGAATTAAAAATGAAATCGAAAGATTACAAGCGGAATATGATAATGATGAAGATGTTAGACAAGATTTGTTAGATGAAATTAGTGATTTGGAAGATGAGTTATCCGAACTTGAAGACAAAATTGATGTTTATCATATAATACCGTATGGAGAATTTTATGACACAACTCAGTTTATTGTGATAGACGCGGGATTAGATGATAGAGAATATGCAGTTGGAACTGAAAGTGAAATGGAAAGTAGTTCATACGATAGAGTTGACTCATCACTTGATGATATTGGATATGAAAATTACAATAAAAATTTTGTAATGAATCATATAGACACAGATGATGTGGTTGATTACTTTAGAGATTTTTTTGATGACGATGTTAGAGAGAGTCCTGAATCTTACTTAAATGAGGAAGATAGAATGTTATCGAATGAACAAGAGGACCAAATAACTCTTTTAAAAGAAAAAATTGAAAGGATTGAATTGAAAATTAAAAGACTTGAGGATGAATTTGGAGGAGAGGACGACGACGAGATTCAAAGTGACATTGATGAATTAAACGGAGAGATTGATGATTTAAATGATGAGATATCTGATATTGAATCAAGTCCCGAAGGAGATTATCCTGAAGACAAAATAGAAGAAGCGGTTGATGATAGACTTGAAGATGTTAGACGTAACCCTGAAAGTTATATTGAAGATTGGTCGTTAGACCATGAGAACTTTATTGATAGACGAGCTTTCATTCAAGATGTTATAGATACTGATGGATATGCTCACACTTTAAATAGTTATGATGGAAATGCTGATGAACAGAAAGTTCAAGACCAATGGTTTTATGTAATGAGAATCAATTGATTCTTATAAAACTTTAGTTATTATTTTTTTATGGGAAGAAAGAAAAAAATAGATTTCAAATTAAGTCCTGAGTGGATGTTAAAAGAACCATTAGATTTTGAATATAACAAATATACCCTTTTAGGTTACATACAAAAATGTGAACAAAGTTTAAATAATTTTGAAATTTATCCGGATTTTGTCGAGTTATCACTACATTTAGCAAACATACAATCTCTCAACAAAGAAAATACTTTATTGTTAACTGATAAAAAATTTCAATCATGTGATGATGAAATTCTATTAAGGGATTTATACCCAAAAAAACCAAGAAAACTCTCGGAGGATGAAGTTATTGAGTTAAAAAAGACAATTGAATATTCCAACACAAAATTGTACGAAGTATTCAATCACGCAAAATCAATATGGAATGTCGCATTTGATAATATTGATATCACCTTAAAAAAGAATAAAAATAATCTTCATTTGGGAATTGGTTTTATTTTCTTCTATAAGAAACAAGATAACAAAGTTTACATATGGGAATACCAAATCAAAAAATCCCGAAAAATCCCGAAAATCAATGAAAACACCATTAAATTAATATATGAAAATATTCTTGAGGAGGTAACATTGACTTCGGTGATTGAAACCCATTCCACATTTAGTAAAACAAAAAATGTCAAAATTTTTCCAGTATTTCAAATGGAATGTAATCAAGATTTACCTATGGAACAAACTTTAGTTCCTATAACAAAAAGAAAGGTTATGAGTTACATCTATCAAACAACAAATTTGGATAAAATAAAAAATTTTGACTCTTAATTGTTTTTTTATTATACTTTTAAAGTATGGGATTAAATCGAAGATTTATTAATTATCAAGAAACCTTAACCGCGCTTAAGTCGGACACATTAAGTCAATATTATGGTAAGACAGAATTATTCTATTTCCAAGATGAGTTAAGTGAATATGTTTATGATTTACATAGTAAAGGTAAATCGTCGAAACAAATTTTAAGATGGTTAAAATTAAAAAAAGTCTTACTTGAAATTGAATGGTGGTTTGATTATTATGTTGCGTGGTTTTTATATAATCCAAATAAGAGATATAGATATTTTGATTATATGAAAAAAAAGTGGAAATATAAATTTTAATATATGGTAGACGAAAAACTTATAAAATTATTGTCAAATAAATTAAGACAACCAATTCACATTGATTATATATCAAGGTATATAATCCAAAAACCAATTGAAGAGACCATTCAAATTATTGATAAATTGGTGTCTCAAAATATCTTGGAGGAATCCAAATACGGAAAAGATTATTATGTTACAAAAAAATTTTAAAAATAATATGAATACAAAAATTGAATATGTATGGCTAGATGGATATGCTCCGGAGCCAAATTTAAGAAGTAAAGTCAGAGTTAGTGTTAACCCAATTACCGATTTATCCGATGTTCCTGAATGGGGGTTTGATGGTAGTTCGACAAACCAAGCCGAAGGATATTCATCTGATTGTTATTTAAAACCTGTTAGATTATATAGTAATTTTTTATCAGGAACAATTTATGTTCTTTGTGAGGTGATGGATAATAAAGGGAATGTTCACCAATCAAATGACAGAGCAAAATTAAAACAAGACCAGGACTTTTGGGTTGGATTTGAACAAGAATACTTCATTCGTAACGGACACAATAAAAATATTTTAGGATTCCACACTGGAGGAATTATTGACCCCCAAGGAATTTATTATTGTGGTGTTGGTGGACAAATGTTTGGTAGACAATTTACGGAAGAACATTTGGATATGTGTTTGGCATATGGTATTGGAATTGAAGGGACCAATGCGGAAGTTGCAATCGGGCAATGGGAATATCAAATATTTGGTAAAGGTGTTATAAAGGCGGCAGATGACTTATGGATGTCAAGATACTTTCTATATAAATTGGCTGAAAAACATAACCTACAAATTGAATTACATCCAAAACCATTAACATCAGGCGATTGGAATGGTTCAGGTCTTCACACAAATTTCTCAAATAAACGAATGAGAGAAACAGGTGGAGAAAAATATTTCAAATCAATCTTCAAAGTATTTGAATCAAGAGTGAAAGAACATATTGATAACTATGGTTCAGATAATCATTTGAGATTAACTGGTAAACACGAGACACAATCGATTGATAAATTCAGTTGGGGTGTATCAGATAGAGGTGCATCAATCAGAGTTCCAAAAGTTGTTGGAGAAACTTGGAAAGGTTATCTTGAAGACAGAAGACCAGCGTCAAATGCGAACCCATATAAAGTCCTTCAAATAATTTCTGAATCTTTAGATTTAGCAAAAGATTTGGACGATACATTGCATGTTATGTATGATGATGTTGATACAACCAAACTATCTGAAAAGTTTGGAACATTGTCAACAAATGATTTGTTAGATGAATATACTAACGACGAGAATTACGAATTAACATTAGATATGATGGAATCAAAGGCTAATGTTCCATCTGAAGAACTTAAATTTAACTTAAATGGAAAATAATAAAGAAATGGTTAACCATCCCGAACATTACGGAGGGTCAGAGAATATTTATGAGGCAATAAAAGTGATAGAGAATTGGGACTTGGACTTCCATTTGGGAAATACTGTAAAGTATATCTCAAGGGCAGGAAAAAAAGATAACGATAAAGAATTACAAGACCTCAAGAAGGCTCAGTGGTATCTTGAAAGAAGAATTCAAAATTTAGAAAATAATATAAGTGAATAATAGAATGAGTTTAATAGAAAAGATTGAAGATGTTACGGGACAAATTATAACCGGGAATTGTGTTGAAGTAATGAAGACATTCCCTGAAGGCAGTGTGGATTTAATTGTCACATCGCCACCCTACGGGGCCAATATCAAATATGATGTTTATAATGACGGAATACCTATGGATGAGTATTGGAAATTCACCATTGATTGGTTATCTGAGTCATTCAGGGTTCTTAAAGATGATGGAAGAATTGCGGTCAATGTTCCAATCGAAATGAATGTTCAAGAAAGAGGTGGTAGAATTTTATTTAACTCCGAGTTTTGGATGAGAATGAAAAAAGTTGGGTTCCAATTCTTCGGGATGGTGGATTTAACGGAGGATAGTCCTCATAGAGTTAGACAGACGGCTTGGGGTAGTTGGATGAGTAATAGTCAACCTTACATCTACAATCCAAAAGAATGTGTCATATTAGCCTATAAAAAATCACCTAAAAAATTAAACAAAGGTGAATCTCAATGGAAAGGAGTTCCAACTGAAGTTAAAGACGAGGATGGTAATATTAAGAAAAAGATGATTTATCAAGATGAGGATAAAAAAGAATTTATGAATTTGGTTTTTGGTAGATGGGAATATTTCGCCGATACCAAGTCATTGACGAAAGCCACATTCAGTTTGGATATTCCATCGAAAGCAATTAAAATCTTAACTTATAAGGATGACATTGTTCTTGACCCTTTCATGGGTAGTGGAACTACTGCAGTTGCTGCTGAAACATTAGGTAGAAAATGGATTGGAATTGAGTTGAGTGAAAATTATACCAACATTGCGAAAGAAAGGGTCAAACCTTTTGTCGTATCAAATCGACAATTAAAGTTGGATATATAATTAAAGGGGTCGAATTCGACCCTTTTTTTTATTTTATGGATATTTATTATTAAAATAAAAAAATGTCAAACATTTTATTAAACAAAAAACAATTTGACCTTGTTACTCACGCGGCAAAATTCGAAGTAAACTTGAAGATTGCAGAAGATAATTGGTCTCGGTTTTCAACTGAAGAAAAACAAATAGTTTTAGAGTTATGCAAAGTCATATATCCAAAAAAATCTAATTTAATTAAAGAAGCTGAATGGTATAATTTAGTTGGTGATATATTAGGTATTGCCGATCCAACAGGTGTTGTCGATGTGGTTAATGGAATTTCATATTTTTCACAAGGAGACCATTTATTTGGTTTATTAAGTATCATTTCCGCAATACCATATGCTGGAGATGTTGTAGCTAAACCCGTTATGGCGTCACTTAAAATAGGTGGAGGAGCGACTAAGGGTTTAAGCTCTGCAATGAAATTAGCTAAGGCCGGAAAAACCACGGAAGCGGCAACAAGTCTTGCGAAATTGGCTGAAAGTCCGGGAATTGTCGGTAAATTTTTACAATCAGCTAAAACATGGGCACCAAAAGTTGCGTCAAAAGTTGAATTATTACCCGGAGGATTACTTAAAGGTTTTAGAAATACGATACTAGATTACTTGAAATTACTTGAGAACGCCGGAGCTAAAAGTGTTAAATTCCAAAAACTAACGGGCAATTTGGCGAAAAATATGGCTAGAGTAAGTAAACCTGTTGAAAATATCAAAGATTTACAATCAATCTTAAAGAACGAAAAAATTGCAACTAATCTTACTAAGAGAAGTAGTTTATCAAGTATATTTTTAGGGGGAGCTCCAAGATTATTTGGCAATAGAAATATGAGAATATTAATGAGAAGGACTAAGTGGTGGTTAGGATTTTTGGATTATATAGGTGTTGGTAACTTTGTTGGGCCCGAAGAATTGGCGAATAAAATGACCGAACAAATGATAACTCAAAAAATGAATGAATATAATCAAACTCCTGAAGCTAAAAAATACGCCGCAGAAGATTTTGTTGGAACAGAAGGTCAAACGAGTTCAACACCGACAAAAAGTGGTGAAGGCCAAACTCAAAAATCTCAAGAACCTGATTTTATTCAAAATTTTTTAACAAATATATTTACAGGTCAAATGACAGGTGGAATCGCGAAAGCATTATAAATAAAAAAAAACTATTAAATAATGAAAGAAGAATTAATATTAAAACTAGTTCAAATACAAACACAATTTAAATTCTTACATTGGCAAACATCAAGTTATTCAAAACACAAAGCGTATGGTAAAATATATGATGCTTTAGGTGATTTAATTGATACTTTCGTTGAATCTATGATGGGTAAATACGGAAGACCTCAATTTGAATCTGAATTTTCAATAATGTTCCAAGACATAAGTTTTATTTCAATTCAAAAGTTTATGGATGGGATTACCGAATTTTTAGTTGCAATAACAGATGAATTAGATTCAAAATACGACACTGACTTACTTAACTTAAAAGATGAAATGTTAAGTGAAGTTAATAAATTAAAATACTTACTTACATTAAACTAATGGGAAAGAAAATTATAAGATTAACAGAAGGAGATTTGATGAGTATCGTCAAAAGAGTTATTTCAGAACAGAAAGAAAAACTATTCTTTGCACTAGACGATGATATAACCCAATTTGAAGGAATTATCGGAAAAGATGGTTATTTATATCCTTATACTGATACTTTTCAAGCATGGAAAATAGGGCCTATAAGTAAAGTTCCATATACTGGATATGCTATTGTTAGAATTGATAAAAGAAATGGGAAAGAAATAATAATGGTGTCAAATAAAAATTCAGATTCAAAGCAATTAGAGATGGTACCAAACTATACGGTTAAAAAAGTTAATTATAACTCAATTCCAAAAAAATAATAAAACTATGACAACCAAAAAAAATATACATGTCCTGGTTGAAAGTGGATTAAGAGCAATGCGTTCTCTCGCTGAGAGATACAAAAAGGCCGAAATCTACTTTCACCAGGACCTGTGACTTGACGGAGTAACCACCGCAATTGCGATGAAAAAATACCTTGAGGATAATGGTATTGATGTTGTTGGTTCACATATAATTCAATATGGTGATAAAGAGTTTGCGGTGAAGAAAAACGACGCGACTGGTGATATAATGCCAGTTTTAGTTGATTTTGCTAAGGGTAAACCAATGTTCGTTATTCACACAGACCATCATGATAGACAAGCGGGTGCTGAAGATACCAAATCAACATCATTCAGACCATCTCGTTCAAATGTTGAAACAATCTCACAAATAGTATCTCCGAAAGATATATTTCCCTCTTCAGACATTTTATTAATTAGCACTGTAGACTCTGCGGATTTTGCGAAGTATGATATCTCACCGGATGAAGTTGTAAATTATTTATTCAGAATCGATAAAGATAAGAGTTTACAAAAAAACAAAATGTTGCTTGGGTTAGTAATTAATAAACTAATACTAGCATTTAAAAACAAACCAGGGTTCATGGAGAATTTAGTCATGAAATCTAATCCATCTTTAATGTCAATATTGACAAATATTAAAGATTGGATGAAACAAACAAATGCTCCTGCTCCTGAGGAATTACAAAAGAATGCCGAAGCATACAAAGAAACAATGAAAGGATATCCTAAAGTTGAGGATAATATAATATTTCAATATGGTGGAGGCTCAATGATTAAGCCAGGTTCTTATGATAGATACACACCATTCAGAAACAACCCTGAAGCCGATTTCTTAATCATGGCTTGGCCATTAGGATTGGTTCAGGCATCTTGTAACCCTTTCAAAAAGGATAGAGAATTGAAAGGAGTTAATTTAGGTGAGATTGCTCAAGAAGTTTTGGGTAAATGGGAGGGTCAATTAAAAGAAAGAACCATTCCATTATCAACTATAAAATGGATTTCAGAATCATCAAAAGATTTTGGTCCTGAAAGTGTTGGGTTCACATTTAAGGATTTTAAAGCATTATATGGTGACAAATTCACAACGATTGAGAATGGAGAAGAAGTATTAGACCACATCCAAGAAATGATGGAAATACCATTCACTGAATTACCTGAAGAACACAAAGAAATGTTGGATAAGATTGGTGTTAACGCTTGGGATTTGATTCAAGCTAATAGCGGAGGACATAAGTGTATTACAAATATTTCAGGGTTGAATTATCTTGGAAGAGGTAAAAGACCACCTCAAGGTAAATACAAATATGATTCCGAGAAAGATGATTCTCCATCTGTTAAGTTCACCAAAATGATTGCAACTGAATTTGAGAGAAAGTTGAAAGAAAAGATTAAAGAATCAAAATAGGTATTCAACACTATCACCTGGTTCAATACCAAGTCTTTCACAAGCACCTCCATCGATTTCCAATACAATATTACCATTTCCACAATAACTTGAACATTCCTTACTATTACAAGGAGGACAATTGTGATGGATATTAACAATAACATTATTCTTAATGATGATGATGTCCAAATTTTGAATACAATTCCTCATCCAAAAACATTGTTTACTACCACCCATTAAAAATAATAGTCCATTAAAGGTCTTATCAAATTTCTTACCCATCATTCCAATATACTTGGACCTCTCGTCAATTAAGGTTTTAACCTTAAAGATATTGTCGTTAATTTTAACTTCCATAACTATAAATATAAAAATATTTGATTATATTATAAAAAAAAATTGGATTTTTCATAAACTATCGTATATTTATATTCTCATCCGTAAGGATATATACCCCCAACTTTATATCTCGCAAAAAAAATACGGACAAGATGAGAATTTTGTCTTAAATTTGCGGAACAAATGAGATAAGAGTCTCAAAAACAACCCCACCGGTATCGAGTGTAAAAACAAAAATATTAGGTGGGGTATTTTTAACAAAGGTCTTGACAGATGAAAAAAATGTTGTATCTTTGTAGTCCAATTAGGAAATAAGTTCTTAGAAATAAAAAATATACAGCAGGCGGGGGGCATGGCGTTCCATGAGTCTCATAAACTCACATAGCTTGGTTCGATTCCAAGGCACTGCAACTCTGTAAAAAAACAAAGGTCTTGACAAATGAAAAAAATGTCTTATCTTTGTAAAACAATTCTGAAAAAGTCGAAAGAATTATTCAGAATGAAAATGTTAAAAAACAACAAAGGTCTTGACAAATGAAAAAAATGTCTTATCTTTGTAAAACAATTCGGGAATAACCGAAACGAGTTCTTTGAAAAATATTATTTATCCATCAGGTTAATTTGATTCTTCGGGATTATATTAACTTGAGAAACGATAATCGGCCGTATATGGTCGTTAAATAAATTTGGTGAAAGCCAATATAAAGTGAATCTGTTGTGTTAATAGGTTTGCGGCTTCGGGAACGGAGCTCGAGTATACAAGTGGGATATCAGTGAGCCTGTAGTACCGAGGATGACTTCGTAGGGAAATGGAAAACTGAATGGGCAATGTGGATTGTCTGTTTGAGGTGGGAACACCAACAAAAATGACCCATAGGAATTATGTAAAAAGTATGGTTATCCAATCATATTATTGCGAGTTCCAATATTATAGTTAACTTAAAACCGAAAGGTAAGATGAAGAACGAGTGGTGTCGCTAGCATCCTTAAGGATGACCTACCAAGGTCTCTTTTTGAAGTAAACTTGAAATATGAAGGTAGGGATACCTTAAGGAGTAGTTTAGTATT